TCCGAAGAAGGTTCTGTAAACAAGAAGACCGTTGTTGCTGCTAACAGTGGTGCCCGAGGCGCTGTAGCCAAACCAGTTCATGCCGCAGGCGGCGAAGAAAAAGGCCGTGCAGCACCCACAGCCAAAGACGTTGGTGTAACCCCAACTCAAGACGCAGGCAGCAAGGCATTTAAAACCGCAGCACCCAAGCCAGTGACCACACAAGAAGCTGGTGTAAATGCTCGCACACCTTTCCCCAAAGGTTAAACGTAAGATATGGCTCAGTATCTAAAAGAACATCTCAGCTTCACTCAAGCCCAGTGCGAACTGGTGCTCGAGGATGCTGCTGATGGATCTGGTAAAAAGCTCTATGGCATGCAGGGTATCTTCATTGAAGGAGATAAACGCAATGCCAACGAGCGCATTTACCCTGGCCACGAAATACGACGTGCTGTTGATTATATCAACACTCAGATTGTTGAAGGTCATTCGGTACTAGGTGAAGTTGATCACCCCGATGATCTCAAGATTAACTTGGACCGCGTGAGCCACATGATTGAAAAAATGTGGTGCGAAGGTTCAGTAGGATACGGAAAACTCAAGTTATTGCCCACCCCCATGGGAATGCTGGTCAAAACCATGCTGGATTCGGGTGTAAAACTTGGTGTTTCAAGTCGTGGATCAGGAAATGTCGACGACAGAACAGGACATGTCAGTGACTTTGAAATAGTCACTGTTGATGTGGTTGCCCAACCCAGCGCACCAAACGCATATCCCAAAGCCATCTATGAAGGACTCATGAACATGAAGTATGGACATAGACTGGTGGAGATTGCCAAGGAAGCAGGCCAGGACAACAGGGTAGAGAGATATTTGAAGAGCGAAGTAGTCAAGCTCATCAAAGATCTCAAGATCTAAGGAGAAATTGATGCTAGACGCAATCAAACCACTACTAGATAGCAACCTGATCACCGAGGAAACTCGTCAAGAGATCACTGAAGCTTGGGAAGCCAAGCTGAATGAAGCTCGTGAACAGGCTCGTGCAGAACTCCGCGAGGAATTTGCACAACGCTACGAACATGACAAACAAGTGATGGTGGAAGCCCTGGATCGCATGGTAACAGAAGGTCTCAACACAGAGATCCAAGCAGTTGCTGCTGAAAAAGCACAGCTAGCTGAAGATCGTGTCAAGTTCCAACAGAAAATGACTGAAAGTGCTACGAAGTTCAACGGCTTCCTAGTAACCAAGTTGGCTGAGGAACTAGGCGAACTGCGCAAAGACCGCAAAGCACATAACGAAGGCCTCGAAAAACTCGAAGGATTTGTTGTGCACGCTCTTGCACGCGAGATTCGTGAATTTGCTCAAGACAAACAAGACTTGGTTAACACCAAAGTCAAGTTGGTCAGCGAAGCTCGTGCCAAGTTGGAAAGTCTCAAAGCACGTTTCGTCAAAGAAAGTGCCGACAAGATGACCCAAGCTGTTAGCAAGCATTTGAAGGCTGAACTTAGTCAGTTGAAGGAAGACATCCAAGCTGCTCGTGAGAACAACTTTGGACGTCGTATTTTTGAAGCATATGCAGCAGAATTTGGTTCTACTCATCTCAATGAGAAGGCCGAAGTTCGCAAGTTGCACAACATCATTGCTGAAAAAGAACGCAAACTCGACGAAGCCATCCAACTTTCATACCGTGCCAAAACACTGGTTGAAAGTAAAGAACGCGAACTGCGTGTGATCCGTGAGTCCAATGAGCGTGACAACACTCTGGGCGAACTACTGCGTCCCTTAAACAAGGAAAAGCAAGAAGTCATGCGTAATTTGCTTGAAAGCGTTCAAACTAGCCGTTTGAAATCTGCTTTTGAAAAATATCTACCAGCTGTATTAGCAGACAACCGACCAGCAAAAGCTACAAAAGTGATTGCTGAAAGTGTTACTGAAGTCACTGGCGATAAAACTGCCGCTAGAGTGCAGGAAGATGATGCGTCCACAAGCAACGTCTTTGAACTCAAGCGCCTGGCAGGTATCTAAAAAGAAAGAAAAGGAGACTTAAATGTCACAAGAACTACTTGAAAGCCGCTGGGGCGAGACCAAAGAAGCCTTGATGGAAGGCCTTTCTGGCACCAAGCGCAATAGCATGGGTGTTATCCTTGAGAACACTCGTAAGTATTTGAAAGAGAACGCAAGTTCTGGTTCAACTGCTTCTGGCAACATCGCCACACTGAACCGTGTGATTCTGCCAGTGATCCGTCGTGTTATGCCCACCGTTATTGCTAACGAGTTGGTTGGCGTTCAGCCCATGACCGGTCCTGTTGGACAGATCCACACTCTGCGTGTTCGTTATGCTCAGTCACTGACAGACGAAAGCGCAGCCGCAACCAGCGTAACAGCCGGCCAAGAAGCACTGAGCCCATTCACAATTGCTCAGGCTTATTCTACTGTTCCTCAGAACACCAGCACAGCTACTGCCTACACCGGTGGTAACACTGCTGTTATGGAAGGCACTGGCGGTAAGCAGATCAGCATTCAGATTCTGAAGCAAGCTGTTGAAGCCAAGACTCGTAAGCTGCAAGCTCGTTGGACATTTGAAAGTGCCCAAGACGCTCAAGCCATGCACGGTATCGACGTTGAAGCTGAAATCATGGCCGCTCTGGCACAAGAAATCACAGCTGAAATCGACCAAGAGATCCTGCTGAGCCTGCGCACACTGGCTGCTACTGAGTTCACATACAACCAAGCTACTGTTTCCGGTACTGCTACATTCGTTGGTGACGAACACGCTGCTCTAGCTGTTCTGATCAACCGTGTTGCTAACCTGATTGCACAGCGCACACGTCGTGGCGCAGGTAACTGGGCTGTTGTTTCTTCAGCTGCTCTGACTGTTCTGCAGTCTGCAACAACTTCTGCTTTTGCTCGCACTACAGAAGGCACCTTCGAAGCTCCCACAAACACCAAGTTTGTTGGAACACTGAACGGCGCAATGCGTGTGTTTGTTGACAGCTATGCTGCTGACACCACTCCTGTGCTGGTTGGTTACAAAGGTTCAAGCGAGGCTGATGCCGCAGCATTCTACTGCCCATACATTCCTCTAATGAGCTCTGGTGTTGTGCTTGATCCCACAACCTTCGAACCAGTCGTAAGCTTTATGACCCGTTATGGTTACATCGAGCTTACCAACACCGCAAGCAGCTTCGGTAACGCAGCTGACTACTTGGGTGAGATCGCTGTTTCGAACCTGTCTTTCAGCTAATCCAAATAGGATTACTAAAGCACAAAAAGGCCCTTCGGGGCCTTTTTTGTTGAGTCAACTGGTCATAAAAATGCTCGCACATCCAGTTTGGTCAATTCAGGAGAGGTGCGGGCCAGATAATATAAGTTTAACGACCTTTGATATTGCTTAGTAAATTGATATTTAACATAACTGTGGCAATTGGACACAGGTTTACATTATACGCTGTTTATATGTCATGGGTTATTAAAAAGAACATCTTGTTATAAATAAAATTAACGTAATTCTGCGTTTTATGCGGATACCACCGCGTAGTGGCTAGAACCCACATCGGACTTCTATAAGGAGAAAACAAATGGGACGTCCTCTCAAAATTCAAAAATACGGCACTGCTCAAGGTATCACCTACGGTGATGCAGGTGCACTAAATCAACCCGCTGCTGGCGTGCCAGTGGATCAAGGCTATCCAAACTTTGGTAGCTTGACAGATCCAGTTTATAATTCTGCTGACACATTGAATAGCAATCAATTTTATGGTGTAGTTGGTGGTGCAAAAAGTTCTGCACTAAGCGCAACTTTTCCAATTGTAAAATGCGAAGTAAACATCACCAACAGTTACAGTGGCCAAACACCTGGTGTAATTCTGCGTCAAAAAGGCAGTCACAAGTATTTGGTAGCTACCACTGCCAGTATTGATCCTGCCAACGCTGTAGCAGGTGTAGCACTGCGTATCACAGCAGTTGGTGACACTAACTGGACTGCAATGGGATTGTCGGGCACTGCTGCCATTGGCACAATTTTTACTCCTACTGCTGCTGCTGGTGCAGGCACTTCGGGCACAGCTCAAGA